TACCTTCGAACATCCTCTCCATGACAAACAATAAAGAACTATAGACAACTAAAGACAGGGACTAGGCTGACTATAGATAACTATAGTAACCATAGATTGATTGTCTCTCTATTGATGAGGTGGTTGGTGCCTATAGTCTGTCTATAGTGTCTGGGGTATACTGGAACGCATAAGGAATGGTGGATGTCTTGGGTAACTGAGGTTGTCTGAGGATGTCCCAATGTTTGCTTTAACATATATAGGGTCAGCCAGATAAATTTCCCTAGCTAATGTCTAATGTCATGAGTTTGTCTTTCGTATTTACTACCAGTAATTGAGGGATACTTGATCCTTCACCTATGATTATACAGCAATTACAACAGGTTAGCATGGATCGACCCTAGTTTTTTATAGGTTCACAGGATTTTAGACCCCCCGTACACTTAAAATAACATCAATTTCAAAAAGAAGGCTAAAGGTTGTTCTTGTTGTTGTTGTTGTTCGGCCTTCGAAACAAGAGCCACCCCCAGAAACACTTTAGAGGAACCCCAGATATGGCACTCGAAACAGGAACTTACGTCAACAGCCTCAACGCCTCAAACCCAGCCTCAACGGACGGCTTGGCGCAAGCTGATGACCACATCAGACTACTTAAAGCGACCATCAAAGCTACGTTACCCAACGTCACTGGTGCAGTCACGGCAACTCAGCTTGAGCTAAACTTAATGGATGGCGTTACGGCAACTACAGCCGAGCTAAACCTTGTGGATGGCCTTACCGCATCTACAGCGGAACTGAATAAGATAGATGGCCTTACCGCATCTACAACAGAACTCAATAAGCTAGACGGAGTTACAGCATCGACAGCCGAACTCAATAAACTTGATGGTCTTACTACGTCTACATCAGAGCTAAATTATGTGGATGGTGTCACTGGCAACATTCAGACGCAATTGAACGCCATACAGAACATCCCAAGCCAAGCCACGTCAACATGGCAGTCTGGGACAAACACAACTGAGAGCACTGTAAGCCCAGCTAAACTTAAAGCCGCTATTAATGCCACTGCTTTAAGCATGACCACAGGATCAGGGACAGCCCAGATTGGATCACTCAAGATGGCATGGGGTAAGAACTCATGTAACGCTGGTGGTACTGTGGCTATCACATTGCCATTTAGCTATTCAAGTACAAGTAGTTATGGTGTCGTTGCTATGAGTAATGACGGGAATCATGCTGGGGCAACAAGGGCCGCACAAGGTGTCTCAAAAACAGCCGCAAATCAGATTGTATATGCGAAGGCTGGTTTTTCTGGTTCTTCTGTTCACTGGTACACGATAGGATATTAATATGTTAAGAAAATACGTTCAAGTAGACGACAATAATGTAGCAATCTGTCCAGCCTATGTGTACGGAGAAGTCGATGCGCCTTTTCCTGTAATAGCCCATGAAAACCCAGAGACTGTTGAAGTAGGTACAAGATGGGATGGCTCTAACTGGGTGCAAACAGAAGACCTCGTTAGGTCTAAGAGAGATAAACTATTGACTGAACAAGTTGATGTTGTTTCTGGTAATGCCCTACGCTGGGCATCCCTTAGTTCCGACGAACAGGCCTTATGGTCTGCTTATAGAACTTCACTTTTAAACTTACCTCAACAAGAGGGCTTTCCTAACAGCGTGGTGTGGCCTTCAAAACCTTAGTATATCAAAGGAATTTATAGCCCATGACAAACCTCCCTATCCGTGGGCTTGGGTCTGTTGGTGTCATTACAGACATCGACCCATACAGCCTACCTATCAATGCCTACACTAGAGCTAAGAACGTAAGGTTCAATGAAGCCAAAGTAACAAGAGCACCAGTGTACAGGAGCATCTCAGGTAACCTTACTGTTACACCTAAGTTTATATATGGCATCGATGCCCTCACTGGGTTTGATACAGTTATAGTGGTGGATGAAACTTTTGACATCTATGAGATGTCTAATGGTGTCCTATCCCAAAAGTTCAACAGCTCTTTGTCTGCATCGTCTATCACACCCGTGACAGCTACGATCCTTGCAGACGTGCAGTATATCAATAGAGCCAACACAGTGCCAGTACATAGAGTGCCCAGCGCAACAAGTTTTACTGTGTTACCTAACTGGCCTTCTGGTGTGACTACAACAGCAATCCGTTCATATGGTGACTTCCTGTTAGCACTAGGCACTATAGAGGGGGGCGTGGAGTTTCCTAACAGGGTTCGCTTTAGTGACCCAGTGTTAGCTAACCAAGTCCCTAGTACATGGGATGCCACAGACTTAACCAACAGTGCTGGTTTCAATGACCTTGTGCAAATGAAGACCCCTATAGTCGATGGTGCTACCCTTGGCTCCAACTTCCTTGTCTATTCACAAGACCAAGTGTGGATGATGGAGTTTGTCGGTGGTGCATTCATATTTAACTTTAGGAAACTCTTTGATGACGCTGGGGTAATCAGCCAGAACTGCATCCAAGAAGTCGAAGGTAAACACTATGTCTTCGATAGAGATGACATCTATGTAACTGACGGAAACACCAGACAATCTATATGTGACGGAAGAATCCGTGACTACATCTTCAACGGCCTAGACAACTCAAAGTCTGAACAATGCTTTGTCTTACACAACTCACTGCTCGAAGAGTTATACTTTTGTTACCACACGGGTGACGATATGGCTGAATACGCAGAAGGTGACGCATGTAACCGAGCCGCTGTCTACAACTACAAAGAAGACATCTGGTCATTCTATGATGTACCAAACGTAGTTTCTGGTGCACAGGCCAACGTAAACTCTGTGTCTACATACGCTGATGCTACGACTACCTATGACAACGTAGGGGGATCATATCACACACAAGAAAGCCCATACCAAAGACACCCACTTGTACTAGCAAAAGCTGGGGGTGGGGTAGCTAACAGTAAGGTCTATGGTATCGACTTGATTGAAAAAGGGTCACTGTCACAGCCTATAGACACAGCTGTATCTAAGCCATTCTTTTAGAACGTGTGGGTCTTGACCTTGATGACCAAGGCATACCCCTGACAGGCTATAAGATCATATCTAAGATCACACCGCAGATTTCTACAGACAGTTCAGAAGGTAGCTTTTTGTTTACTTTTGGAGCCGCAGACTTACCACATGCCACCCCTAACTATGGGTCGCCTGTAGGTTTTGATGCCCTCTACAATTACAAAGTGGATACCCGTATGGCTGGTAGATACCTGTCGTACAAGATGACCACTGGAGTAGACAAAGACTTCAACTTCACTGGTATGGATGTGGATGTCACTGTGACAGGTAGGAGGTAACTTATGGCTATCTCAGATAAAATTAATATGCTGGTGTCTGCTTATGTTAGACGACAAGCACCAACACTCTCTCCAGAGTTTCTGCCTAACTACTTACAGGAAGAACTACGAGAGATCGAAGCGTCTATAAAATCACTATCAGATGCCTCAATCCAAGTTACCGATAGAGAACCTACCAACCCAAGAAAGGGAATGGTGCGTTTTGCTATCGCTCCTTGGGAACCAATCGGATCAGGCGTATCTAAACTCGTTGTCTACAATGGCACGTCTTGGGTTGCTGTATAACAAGTAGCGGAGCTACGGGACTAGCTATGCTAGAAAGGAATATAATATGTGGGGCGCATTAATAGGTGCTGGAGCCAGCTTACTTGGCTCAAAGATGCAATCAGATTCACAAGATAAAGCAAACGCGGCTAACATGGCTGGGTTTAACCAATATAAACCATACGTGGATGCCAACCTAAAAGGCTCACAAGACGCACTTGGTGGTGTCTTAAACACTGGAGCCTACCAAGGCCAAACATACGCCGCACCTAACCAGTTCCAGACAGGCACTGCTAATACTATGGGCGGCTATGGTACTAATATGATGAACAGTGGTAACGCCATGATGGGCAATACATCTGGCTTTGGCAACAACGCCAACTCATTGTACGGACAGTATCAAGGGATGTCAGAAGCGGCACAGCAAGACCGCCTTGGTAACGCTATGGACTACGCATCAGCAAACTCTGGCTCTCTAGTAGATGCCGCAATGCGTGATGATCGCCGTAACCTACAAGAGAACACTTTGACTGGCATAGACATGGCGGCAATGGGCTCTGGTAACATGAACTCTAGTCGCGCTGGTATAGCGGAAGCAGTAGCTAACCGAGCATATGACGACAGACGTGCTGATGTATCTACAAACATCCAGAATAGTCTTATAGATCGAAGCCTTACCCAACAGGCAAGACAGTTTGCAGACCAAGGTTCTGCACTGCAAGGTGCTGGACAGGCAAACCAAAGCATCCAAAGTGCTTATGGTGTCGGTATGGACACACTAGGGCAAGGTGCTAACTTTGGCATGAACGCTGGTAACTCCCTACAAGGCTACAACCAAGCGAACCTAAATGACCAAAGACAACGATTTGAAGACCAGCGTGACTTTGAACTAAACCAGCGTAAAGACTATCAGTCAGGTATCTTAGGTAAGGCTCCACAAACTTCAAATGTGACCCAAGCTAACATGAACAATCCGTATGCCGCCGCACTTGGTGGTGGTATGGCTGGCTTTGGTTTCCAACGTGAGTATTATCCACAGCAACCACAGCAAACATCATTCTATAGGCCAACTGTAGGTGCAACAGCAAACCCACACATGAGATAAAGGAGGTTTCTAATGTCACGCGCAATATTACTTAAAAAAAAGAAAAAGAAACCAATCTTATTACCACAGAATACTCTTGGTGAGGCATTGTCAGATCAGTACAACGGAGACATGGATCAACTAGAAAAAACAGAGGCATATAGGTTATTCTCTGGGAAAACAGGTTCAGATGGTTACATAGATGATTTGATGCCACCAGCATTAGAGACACCAGTAGAACAGTCTGCTCCAGCACT